TCATCCGCGCTTGATGAAAGCGATGCCCTCGCGCGCCAGTTTCTTCTGCTGCGCCTCGCGCGTGTAGCGCTCCGCCTCTTTCAGCGAGGCCCAGCCATAGACTGCCATGAGCTGGTGTGGCGTGGCGCCATTCTCCGCCGCGATCGTCGCCCCGGCCTTCCGCAGCCCGTGTGCGCTGCATTGTGGCAGGCCAGCCTCGATGCAGCGACGTTTGAACCAATTCCCGAAGCCGTTGGCAGTGAAGGGCTTGCCGAACTCCGTCTCGATGAAGATGAGCCTGTCCGTTGGCGCAAGGTCCAGCTCGGCTTGTAGCAGCGGCAGTATGGGGATGTGGAGCACCTTCTTCGTGGTCTCGCGGGTTTTGGCCGGCCGGAAGATAAAAACCCCATCCGAGATCATCTGACGCCCGAAGGTGGCTACATCGCCTCGCCTGGGCCCGAGATAAAGCAGCAGCGCCAGCGCACGCCGCGCGCGCGAGCCGGGCGGATGCCGCGCCTCGAACTTCTCCACGTCCGCCACGGTCCATGTATAAAAACCCGTCGAGCGCGTCTTAAAGTAGGGCACATCCCGCGCCGGATTGGCCGTTAAAAGATCCGTGGCGATCGCATGCAGGAATGCCTGACGGATGGCCTTCAGGAGCTCGTTCGCCATCCCTGGACGGTCCATGAGCTTGTCCCGAAGCACCCGGATGGCCTTGGGCGTCAGGAGGCGGGCGGGGCAGTCCCCGAACCGCTTTGTGCTGTCCGCAGCAATGGGCTGGTCAAAGGTCTTTTCCAGCGCCCGCCTGCGCAGTTCCTGCGTGCGTGGCGCTGTCCCGCGATATTCGGCGCTTGCAAAGTATTGGAGGCACAGCCAGCGCCATGTGCCCGCTTCCGGTCTATCTGGCCCGGCCTGTGTCGCTTGGGTCAGCGCCGCCGCGTAGGCCCGCATGAAGGACTCGGACCATGGTATCCCGCGTAGTCGGACCTTAGGCCTCCCGGGCACGCGCAAATATACCCGCCAGTTTCCATGCCGATCCGCGTCGGAATAACAGTGCTTTGGCAATCGCCTGGGCAATTCGAGCTCGTCGCTTATAGCGAGAACTTCCATTCGGAATCCCCGCCTTTCTGCCCGTCATCGGGCAACGCCTCGAAGGCGGCGTCAAGCCTTACTCGATCCCAAACGACGATGCCGTCCTGGCGCTTGGGCGCGGGCATGAGCCCCCGATGCACCCAATCGTCGAATTTCGAGGGCGAGATGCCTAGATAGGCTGCCGCTTCCGGCCGGCGAAGTCCCCGCGGCCACGCCGTCTCGATCGAGCGCGCGCGCGCAGGAAGCCGCTCGACGGCAGCCTCGACCTGGGCGATGCGCGCGCGGGCGGTCACACCAGCCACCTCACGATGCCAAGAAGATTGACCCCCACAAAAACCAACTGCATCCAGAACAGCGACATCCGATATTCCAGGTATGCAATCACCATCCAGATAGAAGATCCTGCGAGCATGACGGGGAACGCCAGACCACTCGACGGAAGCTTCATCGCAAGCCACAGGGCACCTACGACCTGTAACGCCGTTCCAGCCCACTCGAAGATGCGCCCGTTCCCGCTCACCCCTGTGCTCCGGGGGTGCAGAGTTCTAGATAAAATTCGTGATACCGGACCATGCGCTTCACGTCCTTATCGGTTACGCCCTTGAGGCGTCGAATGTCGCTGTTGTGCCGGAGGTCTTCGATCTTCACGCGTCGCGCGTCGGGATTAGCCCTCACTCGCGAGTGATATTCATCCGTGCTTTGGTTTTCCCATTTTGTTAGGTCTTGGATGCCTGCGATCACTCGCTCCGAGAATCCAAGCTCGCGTAGTTCCGCGCCTGTAACTGTGGTATCCTCAAGCAGATCGTGACCAACCGCGATACACTGCAATTCTTCATCATCCGTCCGAAGCCGGTGCATGACGGTCAGCGGGTGCAGAATGTATGGCCTACCGCCTTTATCGAATTGTCCCGCATGACGTTCGGTCGCCAGCGAAATCATCTTGCTCAGCATTTCGCCCTTCGCCATCACCCCTCTCCTCCCTGTGTGGGGGTGGGGCGGTCTGATAAAATCTCATTTGAGTGATCTGCGGCCTGTTTTAGGTAAGATCGGATTGCCCGCATGACTTCGCGCTGGCCCTTGTTCTCAACCATCGCAAAGCAACATCCAACAGTTGCGGTGGTGAGACCGGCCATTACAACTTCAATTTGTTCGACAGGCGTTAAAGCCTGGTACACAGCGCTCGATTGCAAGATCAGAACGACGCCAGCTACATCGCGGCGCAAACGGTCTGCGAGTTCGTTGAAATCGTCACCTTCAGGGAAGGGCTCGTAGCTTGCTTTCGCCATCACGCGTCTCTATCAGTGGGGAGGGTGGACTTGCCGGAAGCTTTGGCGTCCCCAAATCGGATCGCTGTAACCGGGAAGCCGGTCTTGGCGGATGGCCGGCAGAAGTTATAGCACTGGCCCATGTCGCCATCGTCAAAGCGCGTTGGGCGAAGGTGTGCGTGTTCGATCACGCAATGGATGTATTTCTCCTCCGTCTCATCAAACCGCTCGTAAGCATCTTGATGGCGGTCGCGCATCAACGCCCAGAACGCACCGTCGTATTCCGCGTTCGAGACGTGGCCGCGCACGAAGACAGTCCAGAGTTCACCGTCCGCGCTGCACAGCATTTCGGCTTCGAGTGTTTTTTGTTTCTTCGCCATCTCACCCTTCCTTATGTAGTGCTGCGGTGAGGGCTTCATGCTGAAGAAACAGCGCGAGCGACTTTGCGCCAGGTGAAAGCCCTTCCCATTGATTTCCCCAGTATGCCTTCGCAGCCCTCTCCACCATTTCCTCATCCACCCTTCCGGCTTGTGGGGATTGTGGGGTGCGGGCGTTCCACTGTCGTATTGCTGCCGTCTCACTTTCCGAAGTCGGCCCAGATGCGCCGCAGCGGTCGCATTCGACAAAGTGCGTCTCTGATCCATTGCTGGATAGATGGAGCGTCCCAATCTCACAAAACGGGCAATCCAATAGCTTCTCGCTCACGGCTTCTCCCTCCCGCCAGCTTTGGGTGTGGAGGCGAGGGCTTGGGTCAGCAGATCGTCCGCCTTAGATGCCATTTCGCGCACGCGCTGGGCGTGGGTTCCTCTGGCGTCAAATGGCGTCCCAGCGCCGATGATGTCGCGAATTACTTTTTGCGCTTCCTCCACCAACCCGCTCCCGTCTTGCTGCGGGGGTGATGGTGCGTGGGAGAGGGCGTGTTCAGCACGACGTAGATCGCCAACTGTAATACCGCCGCGTACTTCTACTGTGTCGAGTTCTGGTCCATTGTCGCCATTCGTTTCATCATAATAAACGGCGCGGGCCGCGAACGGTTTCAACGCCTCCCGCAACTCTCCCTCCCCATGAGCCGTGGGTGTGGGTGATTGGGCCTTGATCTCGTCGGCGTAGGCTGTGGAGGGATTGATGACCCCGCTGTCCAATAGTTTTTGCGCGCGTTCCGGCCCCAAGTATCTGACTTCTATGCGATCAGATTCTTCGACGTATTTATCGAGATGCTTGGCCGCAATGTCTGGTTGGCCGTTCTGCAACGCGAACCGCGCCAAACCGATGTATGAATTCGCTTCGTGTAACAAATCTTCGTGCAGCTTCGCTTTGCCCGTCACTGAGGCGGAGCGGGCGCGGGAGATGGCGGACAGCGCACACAAAATCCCCATGCCAGTGCCACCCGTACGGATTTCAGCGGCCATGTGTCGATTGCCAAGGCGGTCGCATTCCTGCGCCAGCAATTCCCTATCCCCCGCCTCCTTGTCGGTGGGGGCGGAAGCGCGGGACATAGCCGCAATCTTTTCGTTGCACGCCAAAACGATGAATTTTGCCCGTGCCTGATCGACGCCGTTCTTGTCGTGATGTGCGAGCGACAACATGGCCCCGCCGGGCATGATGACATAGCAGGGGTCATGCTCGTCCGGTTCATCAAGAAACCGAAACGTCAAATCTTCCGGCCAGTCGCAAGCCGCGCGCAATTCCTCCACGTCGGAAGGCAAGGCGGGTGTGGGGGTGTTGGTCATGGCTTTGCCTTTGCTGTAATGAAATCGACGTAGAACCATGGAAAAAACACGCGCGTTACCTCATGCGATCCATGTTTATCAACCATCGTTCCGCAGCGAATGGAGAACCACCGCCTATCGGCAATCAGGTCTTTGCGCCGACGAACTCTAACGCTCATTCTCCGTCTCCTTCGTGCTTGGTGGATTTGAGGCCATTCTTCAATTCGTAGTATCCGCCCTGTGTTTTGTCCCACGACGCGTCAAACTCAAGCCGCTTACAAATTGCTTCTGCGCCTTGTCGAGAAATTGTAATGGCGCCACTACCATCCTCAGAGACAGGTAGGGGAAGGGCGCGGATGGCGTCTGCAATTTGTTGGGGATCGCAGATATCGCCGCCGGGAATGATGGACAAAATAGCTTCTCGCATCTCCCGCGCTCTTTCCACCTTCCCCTGTGATGGGGGTGTGGAGAGGCGATAGAGTTCGTCAGCCGCAAATTCGCAGAGCTTCGCTTGGGCTTCCATGTAGCCGAAATCGTAAGTCGCCCTGAGCCAATCTGCGTGCTTCCGAAGTGCATCAATCGTGGCAAAGCTGGTCATGCTGCTACGTCCTGTTCGGTTTGGAGGAGTTCAATGCGCCGGCCGATCCACCGCATGCAGTTGACGGCCATGGAATTTCCGAGGGCTTTGTAACGAGGGCCATCAGGCGCGAAGCCTTTGCCGCGCCAAGGCACGCTCGTGTAGCCGTCGGGAAAGCCCTGAAGACGTTCGCATTCGAGCGGCGTCAATCGGCGCACGGCCCATGACGATGCGACGGACTGGACTTTGTTTCTGGCTTCCAATGTGTAAGCCACGCCTTCTTGGAAGCCTTTACCTTGCGGGCCGTTGCCCAGATTTTCAGATACGGCGCGTTCTTGGATCGCCACGACCTGATGCCCGCCACCGTTTTGATGGCTGCTGGAATGGCCCATGGAACGAAGGGTTGAAGCTATCTCGCCAACGCCGAAACCATTTTGGCCGGACGCTTTGCAATCGAAGGCGATGGCTGGCGCATGAGCTCCCGCTGCCAGCGGGTGGCAGGGATCTCCGATATGAGGGATCGAGCGATTGGCCTTCGATGTGATTTGCGTTGTGTCGAACGGGATAGGGATGATCGGAGTTCCGCGTCCCGTGCCGTCTTCGCTCGCGTCAAAGCCATCTGCCTTGAGCGAATGGGCGATCATCGTCTCGGTTTCGTAGTCGAGACGCCCCATGCCACCAGCGTTCAGGCAATGTGCCACATTGCCTGTCGAAGCGACTAAGCCACCATCGAAGTCGAAGTCGGAGCCGAGTCCGCCACCGCCTGTAGGGCGCGCGCTAATTGTTGGGGCAACTCTTTCCCCCGCTTCCCGGCGCGGCGCAGAATCCCCAAGCAGGCTCGCGCGCTCAAATAGAACCGCTGCGGCACGTCGCCAGTCTCCAAGATATCCGACAACGAACACACGGCGCCGCCGTTGGGGTACTGCTCTTCCGAAGCCGTCCACTCGCACATACTGAGCGTCCAAGACTCGGTAGGCGATGCCATACCCGAGTTCGACCATGCCCCCGAGGATGGCTCCAAAATCCCGTCCTTTGTTCGAAGACAGGACACCGGGGACGTTCTCCCAAACCAGCCATCGGGGCCGTGCGCGGTCAGCAAGCCTAAGAAATTCAAGCGCCAGGTTTCCACGCGCATCTGCCATTCCGCCTCTAAGGCCAGCGATCGAGAACGATTGGCAGGGGGTGCCTCCGACAAGAAGGTCAATTGGTTCATGCTGATCTGGCCTTATTGCGGTGAAGTCACCTAGGTTTGGAACGTGCGGATAACGATGCGCGAGAACGGCGCTGGGAAACTTGTCGATCTCCGCGAAGAACGCCGGCTTCCATCCGAGCGGATGCCAAGCGACAGACGCCGCCTCAATCCCGCTGCAAATGGAGCCGTAGCGCATATCTCTACCCCTCCTTCTTATGAGAGCGGGCGCGGAGGGCGGCGATGCATAGAGCGATGGCGGGCGTCTTTGCGTTGCCATGCACATATGGATGCCCTAGACGCGCACTTGACCCGCGCTCACCTTCACCAATCGACATGCTCACGGCACCATACCCTGAAGGCACGAGCGTCAGCGCAGCGTCTATGGACTTGGAATAAAAGGGAGCAAGCGTTGGCTGCGCGTGATCACCGCCGAACAACCAGCCAGAGACCTTCTGATCAATTTGCGTATCAGAAAGCAGGGGCGTGATCGCACGATGTATTTCGGCGTCCAACTCCCGATCCGGCCCATTCGCTTTTTCCAGCCTCTCTATAATTCCTGATAGGTGGTCAGCGGTCATTTCCAGCTCCAGTGGAAGCAGAAGCGGTCGATACCGAGCTGGCGCATTCCAGCATGCTTGTCATATTGAAGCCGCCAGCAGAACGGTGTGATCGTCACGCCGAACGAAAGAGCTTCATACCAAGGCAGTTCGCCCATCTATCTCACCTTCTCTATGAATATGGAGGTCATCACGGCTTCCTTTCGTAGCGGGGGACGACTGCACCGGGATTGAGCATGAGAGCCGGCTGATCATTGACCTTCGAATACCGGTGCGTCTCTCCGCCTGTCGTCTGAGACCAGGTAGGGTGTTTTGTGTCCTTGTGATGTTTTCCGGCGAGCATGTGGGCGTTCCGGCCACGCCATTTCGCAGCGCATCGATCGCAGCCGCCGCGGGTGGTTGATGTGCGGTCGCGCTTCACCATCTCTCGACGTCCCCATTCATGCGCTTGCGGATCCCGCTGGCGCGTGAGCCCGGCATAGGGCGCCACTTCGACTTGCGCTTGAGGATCGTCTTTTTCCGCATCTTTGCGGTCTTGGATTTGATGGCGACGTCGCCAGCGTTCTTTGCCGGGAGGCAGTTGCAGCACGTCACATCGAGATTGCTTTCGCGGTTTTCGCCGCCGTTAATCAGGGCGATCAGATGTTCACAGGTCCAAGGCTCGACGGCGGCATTCACCTTGCGTCCGCAGGCGTGACACTTCCCACCCTTCGCAAGAAACACGCGCACGCGCACGCGATCAGGAACGGGTGTGTCATCTGTTCTGCCGATCCATTCCTTGACGCTGCGAGACATCTATTCCGGCCCCCCAAGCGATCTCGGTAATCGCCCACGCTCGCGCAGAAAGTCGAATGCGGCCACCTCAGTGAGTTTTTCTTTTGACGGCTGCGCTACAGCTTCGCCCGTGATCGAATTGAAGCAGAGTCCATGCAGCGGGCATTGCACGACGCCAGCATCATCAGGCTTAAGGCCGGAGAGAGGTGCGTGCCTATGAGGGCAAACGAAGCCATTGTTGGTCTTGATCGCAGGTCGCCCGGAATACGCGTTATGTAGATCAGCAAACCCTTGAAGCCGACCGATAGTGAGAAATGAAAAGTCACGTCGGCAGCGAAGCTTTTTGTAAACAACCGTATCTGGAAGATTTGGGTCTTCCGATGTTTTGTAATGAAATTCGGAAAGAACCCTCGCGTGCGGGGCCTCAACCTCAGTTATGAATGTTGAAGGCCAATCGCGGGAGTGATCCCGAAATTTGTCCCATATGCGTTTCGTGAAAAAACGAAAATCGAAATGATAGTGCTGATCCGGGAATTTGAGATGATCGGCGTCAGCGTGCTTGACGCCTATGACCGGCCAATCTCTCGTGACACCGTCATATGGGAATGTAACAGTTGGCACGAAGTAATAGCGGCCTATGACCGGCGGCGCGTTCATTTCATCGACGCGCTCCATATCAATTCCCCGCAAGCGCACAGGCGCCGAGATACGAGAAAAACACCACGAACAGCAGGAAGAGCAGGTTCACGCCTTCCCAGATGCATTTTCCGATGAAGCGCATGGTGCTCATCGTGCGACACTCAGCTTCCGCGGAAGTTTCATGACGATGTCATCCGCTGGAACTCCCGATATTGGCCTGATGGTCACCGTCGCATCGATCGATGGTTCACCGACTTCGCCCAGGATGACGAACTTCTGATCGCGATATTGCGCTTGAAGCTTCGCGGCCTCATCCGTCGCTTCCTGCAACGTCATGGGCTTGAGTGTTGGCGTCGTGCGGTAGTTCCCACCTTCACGACGAACGACGGTGTATCGAGCTTCGCTGCTCATCTGGAAAGACCTTTCGCGGTTGCAGAGATGCGCCGTAGCTCGGCGAGTTCGGCCTCGAATTCGTCTTCCTCGGGCAGTTCGGCGTTTGCCGCCGCGGCGAAAAACAGCGCGCGGTCGAGAGCGGCAATCAGCGCGTAGTGGTTGTTCCATGCGAGAGCAGCGAACGCTGCGTCTTCAGGACGGTCGAACAGCGCGAACGACTTGCCTCCGCTTTCAAGGAAATTGCCGCTGCAGCCGCCCTTGTTGCGCGAGGATATCGGCGGCGGACGATGACCCTGGATGCGCACGGCGATTTCCGAACGCTGCGACAATTCGAGATAAGGCGATACGCTGGTGCTGGTGTCGGTCATTGGGCGGATGCTTTCTTCGCAATAGCGGAACGGGTTTCAGCGCAAAGCTTTTCGAGATGTTCTAGCGAGCGTTCGATGGCTGGATGATTGATTGGAAGGGAGATAAGATTCGCCACACTCGCAAAGCAAAGGTCGCGTTTGACTCGCTGGTCCACCGAAAGACGCTTTGAGTTGATAGCCATGTGTCTCTCCATTCCCCCAAGGGGCGCTATTGGTTAGGGGTGGCTTTGGCGATGGCAGCGCGGAATTGTTCAGGCGAAAATCCTGTCAGGACTTCCGGAATTTCCATCGCGCCATAGCCACAATTGATCCAGCGCCGAACCGCGCGCTCGAACTGGAAGAGCGGATCGCTCCCGCTCTTCGTCCACTTCGAGAAGTCTGCCAAAATGTCCCGGCGGGACGGGATCGTCGGTCCCGGCGTGTGCTTCGCGCTCATGTCCATATCTCTTCCCTCATTCCGGTTGGGTGGGGTCAAACTGCGTTTGAAAGCGCGCTGAGAACGCCGTCGCGAATTTCTTGGAACGCTGCCGACTCCGCTGCCGACCTCGCTGCCGACCTCGCTGCCGACCTCGCTGCCGACCTCGCTGCCGACTCCGCTGCCGACCTCGCTGCCGACCTCGCTGCCGACCTCGCTGCCGACCTCGCTGCCGACCACGCTGCCGACTCCGCTGCCGACCTCGCTGCCGACCTCGCTGCCGACCTCGCTGCCGACCACGCTGCCGACTCCGCTGCCGACTCCGCTGCCGACTCCGCTGCCGACCACATTTCATCTGAGATATTTTCTCCGCCGCCCGCGCGTTCGTGCAGATCGAGAACGGCTTTGACCGCCGCTTGCGCGCTTCCAGCAGTGCGGTATGAAATTCTCAGGATAGCGACGTAAACGCGATGTAGCGCCCGTTGCCAGTTATAGTCAGAAGGAAGGTCATGGAGCGTTTCTGCAAGCTGAACGTGCCACTTCGCGCTCTCACCATTCGGCAAGCTCTCGAAAATTTGATCCTGCAAAAAGGCCAGCCATTCGGGATACCCGTAATGCTTGGCGACGAGAGCGTGTTTGTCGTTGATCCGCGCCGGGCTAGTGCGCGGCTTAATCTCATGCGCGAAGCAGCCGATTGAGCAGCCTTTGAACTCCTTGCCGCGCCCTTCGCCATAAGTGCCCTTGAGCAGCATGTCGGCGGCGAAATGCGCCTTGGCTGCTTTCAGAAATTCATCACGCTGTTGTTGTGTCGCCATTTTCTTCATTCCTCCGTCACCCGCCCAAGGGGGTGGTTGTTTAGGCTTCGCGAGTCCGCAACTGGCGGTTCTCAGAGAAGTCGATGATTTCCTGCGGAACGCCGCGCTTCGCTTGTCCGGCCACCTGCAACTGCACTTTGATGGTGCGCAGGATTTCGCGGGACTGCGCTGCGATTGCATCGGCGCGGTTCGGCAAAATGTTTTCCGACTTCAAATCGGTCAGCGTTTCCCAAAGAACATCTTTGAGGCTAGAGGCTGATAGCGGTCGAATGATCGCGACGGCGGTTCCTCTGGCGCGGGCGACTGCGTTGTGCCGCTTCTTTGTCTTGCCGCGCGCGGAATTGCCGTTTGTTTGCAGTTTCGTTTTGCCATTTGATTTCATGGTTGGACATCCTCTGTTTGATTTCGCGGTTCAGGTCGTTCACCAACATTGCGGCTTCCGCGAATGGGCCGAATTGCTTTTTGGCGAGATATTTTTTGTCGTATGATTTTTTCCACGCGCGATATTCTGGGCGGCGGCAATACTCGACATGCAGCGGCATGCGCTCTTTGCGTTTGATCGCCGCTCCGATAGGATCGTATGTGCGCTTGAAGTAAGCGGCTTTCTTGGCCTTCAACAGCGCACGATTTTTGGTGCGATACTCCGCATCATAGGCCGCCTTTTCTGCTACCTTCTGAGCCTTCGTTTTGTAGATGCGCCGCGAGAGGCCGAAGCATTTCTTGTCGCAGAAGAGACGCGCACCTTTCTTTCGAGCGCGGCTAACATGGCCAGCTTCTTTCGAAGCCTTCTTTCCACATTGCGCACATTTGAAAGAAACCAGAGTCACGCTTCCATCTCCTCTCCCAGCCAAAGCGGTGGGGTTGGAGGCGAATATGAGCCTCAATTATACATGGTGTCAAGCAAATATGAGTGACACTAATTATCTAGGGTTGACTAGGGCTTATCCGTAATGGCCTCAACTGCGGCGACCTCATATGGCCATTGGCCAGGCGGTGCGTGCATGACGGTTGAGAATTGAGTCTGAGAGCCGGGACCGATCCGCGAACCATAGTCCGTGGCGAAGAAGTCAGAGGTGAATTTAACGCTGCCGTCGGGGTTTCTGGCCGTAAATCGCAGCTTCGCCGTGGCCAATATAGGACACCCGTTGAAGACCGTGCCTGTAACCGTCAGATATTCCCACCGGTGCTGGGCTGTTAGGTTGCTGACGACAAAATTCTGAGGGCCGCACGTTGGCGAGGCGGGGGCTTCAGTCCCGGTAAGATTGGTTGGCGCCGGCGGAGCGGATGACATGCTAATAGCTGCGACTAAGATCGCCACGACGATCCCGCTCGTAATCCATAAGGCTTTTCGGTCAGAAGGATCGGTCACGCAGCTTTGTCTTCCGTGTCTTTCAGGGCCTTTATAACGGCAATCGCTCGTTTCTGGGAATCAGGCGAAAGCGCAGCCATAATATCCCTGATGTCGTCCCCCGAACCCGGCGGTCGCATTATCAGATCCGCCGGCGTGCAGTTAAGGGCCTCGGCCATCGCCTCAAGAATCGGCTGCGTATAGGCGACCTTGCCGTTTTCGATCAGCGAGACGTTCTCTTGGCTGATTTCCAGCCGCTCCGCGAGGCGCTCCTGGCTTAGTCCCCGGTGCTTCCGCCACTCGCGGATAAAGGTTGGCCGGTGCCGCTTTTTTGAGGATTTCTTTGCCATGCCCAGATCGTGCGGCAGTGCAATATCCGCAGCCATAGGCCCCGGCTCATAATATGATGTTGACTTATTATAATCCTCGCTCATATAGTTGCGTCGATGAGCGAACTGAAAACATGGCGCAAAGAAAACGGCGTGAGCCAATTGGCGCTCGCCAAAATGCTCGGAGACGTGACGCAATCGCGCCTCTCCCAGATTGAAAGTGGCCGCGGCAAGGCATCGCTCGCGCTCGCGCTCAAGATTTTTGACCGCACAGGCGTTCGCCTTGGCGAACTCGCCGACATCACGCCGGAACAGATCAAAACACTTGCTGATGCGAATGACGCGGAAGTTGTGCAGACGGTGAGGGCGGCCTGATGCGCTATTGCTTCGCCATCTCGCAGAGCCCGCACACCCTGCAGGTTGCAGACAGCACCGCCTCGGCCTCGCCTATCGTTTGTTCGAGCGAACGCGACCCCCGCGGCAGCATCGGCAAAACGCTTTTGGCGGTTGTCCGCCCGTTCACGAGGGCGACGCGCGCGGCGCCGATACCCTTCTTCCGGCACCACGAAACCCCCTTCGTTTCGCGCCAGACCCCGACCAAGGCCAGCAAAATTACCACCCCATGGTCCGGCGGCGGCAATGGGCTCATCGCCATGGATATTCCCCGATCCCTTTCGGGGCGAGTTAACCATGATGCGCGAGGACTTGCCTACCCAATACAACCCAAATATCCGCAGACAGATTGTCAGCACACGGTAAATGAACGAGCTGCGAATTACTCGCGTTCCAGCGAGGTGGCCTGATATGGCGCGCAGCTCGGTCAACTTCGGTTCAGTTTCCCCGGCGCCACCCCCCTCGTCGGGCAATGCGCCTGCTCGGTCTATTGCCCCTCCAGCCGCCGAGCAGGCGCAACTTCTTTCGGTGATCAAGCGCAAAACCGCGCACGTCATCACCGATGACGAATGGCTCGACTTTGAATCCGTCGCGATGTCTCGATCAAAGGCGCGCGCGCGATGAGCAAATACAACTGGCTCGCCGACGTCTGCATCGCTGACCGCCCGAAATACCCGAGCGAGCGCGGCAATCTCTACCCCGCCGTTGAAGCATTGCGCGCGCAGGGCCGCAAAGTCTTCCGCACCGGTCACATTCGCCTCGATGCGCAGGGCCGCCGCGTGAAGCTTCATCTCGTCGACGGTCATTTGCGCACGACAAGCGAACTCATCGCCATGGCAGGTGCACTGTGACATCGGCTGCATCTCTCGTTTCAGAAAAAGGACGCCAGGCTGTTCGGCCCGGCGCCAGTTCGGGGCAAAGCGGCGTTGCGCCGCGAGACCAACAATCGAGCATCGAAATGGAAAACGCCGCGTCTGCGAATCCTCAAACTGTTCGCGCGCCTCGTCGCGCCACTGTTCGCGGGGAGCGTGGCGCAAACGTTCGCGGGCCGAGTGGTGGAAATCTTCGGGGGTCCAATGGAAGAACTTTTCCGCCGAAGCTTTCGGTGCGCGAAGTAACCGAAACGGTTTCCGGCGTTTTGGTTCAGTTCGAATCGAAAGTTCTTGCCGACGCCACAGGTGGGTCGGTCCGCGCGGCGAACAACGTCCGCGAAGGGCTCAATGCTATGAGCCTGACGGGTTTTCTAAACGCATGTCGTGCGCTTCCTGAATTACGCGCCGCCGCGATGGAATTGATGGGATGCGAGGCGGAAACGGACCCCGAGTTCGTTCGCGGCATCACGCTTCTCATGAACAACTATGTGCGCAAGCGGCAGGGGGATGAATGAGCCCCTTCGGCAAATTCCCGCGCGCTCTTCAATTCTGCGTCCTTCACCTGGATATGCAGAACGACAGCATCCGCGCAGCGCGCAAGTGGCAACCTCCGGTTAACGTTGACGAAGACGATCTTCCGAAGAGCGAGCGCAAGCGCCTTCATCGTGAAGATTTCCTCCGGGGGCAGGCATGAGCAAGCATCCGACCTTTACGCATGAACCCACGGATGACGGCGCTGGCCGCGTCACGCTTCGCGACGGAGCCCGCGAGGTAACGCTCTACGGGCTCGATGCGGAAACCGCCATTGCGCGGTGGAATTACGTCACTGAGCGCTTCGGCAGGGATTCATTCGAAGCCCGCGGCTACATCATCAACCGCATCAACAAAGAAATCCTCGAAATGGTGAGGAACTGAACATTGGCGGGCAGGGGCAACGAAACAGTCGAGCAGTTCATCGAATTCGCAAGGCGCTATTCGATTGCTGAACGCGCGCATCGTAATGCAGCCTCGACTGGCTCTGCCGGCGTCGACACGACGCTCTCACTTAAACAGGCGATAGAGCACGAAGTCGCAAACTGTTTCGTTCTTACGAAGAAACCGAACTGGAAGAGCGTTGAAGAAATGGCGCTCGGGGGAGTGGGATGATCTCGTCCAAAATCCTGAAACAAGTGGTTTCCGAGGCCCGGCCGATTATCGAGCGCATGCTCGACGATGCCGAACTGATAGCGGGACTGCGTGGTGTCATAGCCGACAACGGCGGAGATTGGGGCTCGCTCAAGGCCCTAATCAAAGCCCAAATCCAGGACGAGCGGGACGAAGCCGGTGACGGCAAGCGAGTGAAGAAGATTCTCGACAAGGCGGACTATTCAGCCGCCTACGCCGACATGCTTGGCATGACGAAGATGAACGAGAATAATTTTTTTTCTTCCCAAGCGCCGCATGACCCCAAAACGGGTGAGGTTTTTGACCTCGCCGATGAAAATCAGGATCGAGAAGTCGAATTCTCGCAGGTTGAGCGTGAGCCCGATGGCGAAATCATCGTCGGTGGGCCGGTCACTTCAAAGCAATATGCCGGCATCGCGGCAAGTCACGTCATCTTAGACGATCTCGAAATCCCCTCCTTCCTCCGCCGCATAAAGACGGAGGATGTGGATGTTTGAAAATCTCGAAATCAAACGTCTCCGACGCTATGAGCCGCAGCCCGTGGACTTCCTGCAGAACGGTCTACGTTCGTGCAATGTCTCCCGTGACCGAAAATACCGATATCGCCTAACCGAAAGTATCGGCACATCACGGCGCCACGCCGTCTTCGTGATGCTCAATCCATCGACGGCTGATCACACTGTTGATGATCCGACCTGGAAGAAATGCGTTGGTTTCGCTTCTCGTTGGGGATGCGGAGTTGTTACTGCGGTGAACCTCTTCGGTCTCCGCGCGACTGATCCATCCGAATTGCGAGAGGTCGAAGATCCCGAGGGCATGCGCGAGAACCTGCATTTCGTTGCGTTAGAAGCCGCGCGTGCATCTGCAGAAGAAAACGGAAAGCCCGGACATCTCATCGCAGCTTGGGGCGTCAACGGCGCTTATCGCGACCAGGACATAAGCGTTCTCGGCCGGGTGAAAGTTCTCGGGCATCGCAGATTAGCTTGGGAGTGCTTGGGCGTGACGAAGGAAGGTCACCCAAAACATCCGCTCTATGTTCCTTATGATACCAAGCCGAGACCTTTCACGATCAGGAGCGCGCCATGAGCGGGCGCATCGAACACATTGGGGATGCGACGCTGTATCTGGGAGATTGCCGCGAAATTCTCCCGACACTTCCGAAGGTCGATGCTGTCGTGACTGATCCGCCTTATGGGATTGGATTTGTGGCGCAGCCGACGAAATGGCAACGCCGTGCAGGGCGGGCCCCGCAGGCTTGGGATGACACAACGGTGGATGGTCTGGGGGACATCCTGAGTCATGGCGCGAAGCAAGTCGTCTGGGGTGGAAATTATTATCATCTTCCCCTGTCTCGCGGTTGGTTATCGTGGTTCAAACCAGACGCACCCCCGAGCATGGGGAGTGTTGAATTTGCATGGACCAATCTCAACCAGAACCCGCGCCAGATAAGCTATTCGATTGGCGCAACCAATGCTGAGCGCGTTGGCCACCCAACTCAGAAGCCGCTCGCAGTGATGATGTTCACATTCCGGGAGATTGGTGGCGCACACACCATCCTCGATCCCTTCATGGGCAGCGGCACTACAGGCGTTGCATGTGCAAATCTAGGACGCAAGTTCATCGGCATCGAGATTGAGCCAAAGTATTTCGACATTGCCTGCAAGCGCATTGAGAAGGCTTACGCGCAGCCGCGCTTGTTCAAGGACGAGCCTGCGAAGCCCGTACAGCTCTCATTGGACGGTGCAGCATGAGCGATCGCATCCTCGCCGCTGAAGCCCTCGAAAGCGCATCGCTGATTGTCCGCGCTCGCAAAGAAACGCACGGGAAACCCTGCGAAACGCACGATCACATCGCAAAGCTCTGGAACGCCTATCTCAGTGCAGGCGGATTTGCTGGAAAGCCTCTGAACGGAAGTGACGTAGCCTACATGATGTTGCTTCTGAAGATCGGCCGGCAATTCAACGCGCCTTACAACGCCGACAGCATTCTCGATGTTGTCGGATATGCGGCTATCGCTGCGGAAGTGAAGTCGGGAGAGCATTTGTGAGGCTCATAGACACATTCCTTCGCATTGTGCGCTCCGAACCGAAATCGGCGCGCACTCGGCTTCCTGACCGCCGAAACTCTGTGCTCATGACTGTGAAATTCAAGGGCCTCTTCGGTGACAGAAAGTACGAGGTCGGCTTCAGTCCTGACAACGATGGCATAATCCGCGAAGTGTTCTGCGAAGCCGCAAAGTCCGGTGAGGAAATGCAAGCCATGATTCACGATGCCTGCATCTCGATTAGCCGTGCCCTTCAGTTTGGTGACCGTATTTCCGATATCGCTTCATCATTGGGTGAACTGCGGCCTGAAGATGGTTCACCAGGAACGCCGGCATCACCCTTCGGCGCGATCGCGCGCGCAGGCGCGAAGCTTGAACTAGAATTCACGGGTGCAGCATGAGTAAGACGCTCGTCACCTACCAGGGCGAAGAAATAGCCCTATCGGAAGCGATCAGGCGGTCGGGATCGAATGTCGCACAGCGCACGGTTCACCATCGTCTGAAGTCCGGGTGGCCTCTCGCGCGAGCACTTTCATTGCCCTCGTCGCGACCGAGCAGAGACCGTCGCGCTGACGGCATCCGACCGCTTTTCAGTGGGGAGCAAAAGCATGGCTGACTTCTGGATCGTCTCTCGCAAGAAATATGCGCGCCACAAAACCTTCGGCGAAGCAAACGCAGAGAGAGAGAGAGGCTGCAAGGCCTCGCTGAGAAGGGCGTCGTCTTCCGCGTCTACCGCTGCAAAACTGCCATGACGGCCGGCCACAAATTCGAGAACATGGAAAAGCTTCTTCGTGAGGCTGTTTCATCACTCTCAAGCAGCGTGTGGACGCCAGATTGGAAAACGCGCGCCGAAGAATTCCTGCGCGGCCTTGACGCGCAGCGCGCGCCGAAACCGGCGAAGCACGTGCCAGAAATCGCGCAGGCGGCGGAATGAGCGTCTGCGAAAAATGCGGCGGCGCTGCAATCTGTGACTCGCTGGTGAGTTGGTGCCCGAAATGCACATCAAAGGAAGAAATCCTTCGGCTTTCACTCTGGGCCCTGACGGAGTGCGTCGCAGGCATCATCCGCGATAGCGAAGGGTTCAAGCTGAAGCCTGAAATCGAGGCCGGTATGTTGGCCGGCAAAGGCCAGATGGTTGCTTGGGAAGATGCACGGGAATCCTGCTGGCTGGGAACGCTGAGCACGGCATACGAAGCGCTGAAAGCGTGCGGCAATCCCGATGGATATGGGGAGAACATTGGCGCATGAGCGGAAAGGCTGTGGGATGGGCTATGGAGCAGCGCACAGGGTCGCCAACGACCAAGCTTGTGCTGCTGAAGCTCGCCGACAACGCAAACGAATGGGTTGCGTGGCCCTCCGTGCAATACATCGTGGACGATACCGAGCTCTCTGAGCGCGCCGTCCGTGAACATCTCAGGAAGCTGGAAACGCTCGGCCTCGTCCGCGCCGAGAAGCGCTTTGTTGATGGCGTTCAGACGACGACGAAATACCACTTGCTCGCTGACGGGTGGGTTCCGCGCAAGGCTGGCGAGCGAATTCCACGCAAGAAAGACAAGGGTGCATCTGGCGCACCCGTGGGGCATGAAGTGCCAAAATTGCACAAGATGCAGGGTGAGGGGGCAGAAAGCGCCCCACCCGTGGGGCACGAAGCGCCCCCAAACCCTTATGTGGAACCCTTATTGGAACCCTTACTCTCTGCGAGCGAGAGTTCGCCTTCAGCCAAGTCGAAGGAAGAACCGTCAGCAGCATGGTCCGAATTCTGGACGGCATGCACGTCGTGGCCCGGCGCTTCCGACGATTGGCCTGAGAGCGTTGCCAAGGCCGAATGGATGGCGCTAGGCACGGACCGACCAACCGACAGCGAGATGATCCTGTGCGCCCGCGCGCATGGCGTGTGGCTGGCCGAAGAGAACCGTCGGCGCCCGCGGAGCGCCGGTGATCGCATCCCCGCCAGTCCTCACCGGTGGCTGAAAGAGCGCCGGTATTCGAAATATCTCGAAAAAGCCAAGGCCAACGCGCTCGCCCATCTCGATAATCTGGCGAAAAATCCAGTCACGCTCGATCCGCCGATCATCGCGCGTATCCTGCGCGCAGGCATTTCCCAAGCTCAAATCGACAGCTACTTCGCTGGCGCGGTTTACGAGGTCGGGCCGCCCCCGACGTTCCGACAGCCGAGCGCGTTTCACGCGAGCTGGATCACGCAGAACTTCGGTGGACGGCTGCGCGGTGAGTTCGGCGACGATCTCGTGATCACCGAAAAGCCGAAGAAAGCGGCAGGTGCTGCGTGATGGAGGCTGAAACGTTCCACGTGAAACGTTTACGTAAAACACGATACGTCAGCACGACCTGCAAATGCGGCGCGCCGCGCGCGAGCCTGAAGGACGCCTACTGTCATTCGTGCCGTGCCGAATACATGCGCGACCACCGGAAACGCGAACGCGAAGAACTCAAGCGCCTGAGATTGCTTGCGAAACAACAAAAACTCGAAGGGCAAACTAATGGGCAGAGCGAGAACGAGGACGAAGATTAGCCTGGGCGGGAATGCAGTCGAGCACATTCCGGAACACTCGCCGCGGCATCCAAAGCATAACGTCGACCGTGAGCGGGTAATGGCGCTGCTGGCGCGTGAGGCGTCGGAGCGTGAGCGCGGAACGCTGGTCTCGGCAGGGCGCGCGCTTGAGCGTCCGGGATCGCGCAATTGGGCCATGCCAAAGGATCCTTCTGCGCCTGACGCACAGCGCCACTATGTGCCTGCACCAGGCCCTGACCATGTCCTGTCCCGCGCGTTCGCCAAGAAGAAGCTGACGCTCGATCAGTACCGCGCAGCCAATGATTACCGCCTCATCTGCGAGAGTGCGTTCACCATTGCTGCCGGTCGCGACAGCACCCAAGCGCTCAACATCGACGGCGGGAAGCCGAACTATGAAGCGGCAATCGAGATATCGTTCGGTGATGTAGAGAGTCGCATGCGACTGCAGCAGATACATGCTGAGCTTGGCCGCGAGAGTGCAGCCATCGTCTTCCTGATCTGCGGATGGGGTCATGAAGTCGGCGTTTCGGTGCGCGCGGTGACGCCGAAGATCGGTGCGCATGGCATTTGGGGACGCTTCGAAGAAGCTATCGACGCGCTGTGCAATGTTTTGAATCCGCGGGAGCGCAAACGCGCTTGA